ATAGCAGCATCTTTGCAGCCCAAACTTATTAAAAATAGGAAGTTTGGGCTGTAAAATAAAGTATTATGATACAGATAGAACGAAAAGATTATATGAACACGCTGAAAGCGTTGCGGGACAAAAACTTGATTAAAATGCTTACAGGCGTTAGACGTTGCGGAAAATCAACCCATTTCTATTGATTTAGGCAAAAGATATTCTTGTCTTTTTGCAGCGTTCAGGTTTGCGTGTTGAAACTCGCGACAAGCAAAATGACAAGTTAAAAGCGTTTCGTCGAAATATCTATTTTCCCGAATTGTTGTTTGAATTGGGACTTTCGGGTTACAAAGAAGAACGTTTTTTAATCAAGGTAGAAATGCAAAATCAGGAGTTTGATTATAACCACAATATTGTAAGTGTCAATCGTTTAGGTTTTTTCTTTCCGTTTCCTGTTCCGCCCGACAATGTGCTTTGTGCAATGAAAATTTCGGCGCTACTTTCTCGTGCAAAAGGGCGTGATTTTTATGATACAATGTTTCTTCTACAACAAACAGAGCCGGATTATCACTTTCTTGCCAAAAAATGCAATATAAAAAACAAGGCGGAGTTAAAGGTCGCATTGCTTGACATAACCGAAAAAACAAATTTGAATATTAAATTGCAAGATTTCGAGCATTTACTTTTCAATAAGGAAAAGTCGCAAAAGGTACTTCTGTTTAAGGATTTTATCGAAAGTTTTTAAGAAATGAAATCAAAAAAAGGAGAAATGCCGACGCATAACGGGCGGTTTTATGAAAGCGGGGGTGTATGCCCGCAGACAGTTTTGTGGGAATTTGGAAGTTTAAGTTTAAGCTTAAGCGAAAGAGTATATTTTATTTACAGAATAAAAAAAGTCATTTTTTATTTTGTAGATAGAACAAAAACACATTATCTTTGTGCTATTAATAGAATAAAAGCGCCATGAATAAAGAAACTTTAAAGCAAGCTATAGCCGATAATCAGATAGAAATACCTAATTATAAGATAATTAAGCGACATTTTGATTTTGAGGAGTTTGGAAATTATGTGTTCGTGGGCATACGCCGAGCCGGTAAATCGTTTTTGCTTTATCAGCGCATACAGCAATTGCTTGCACAGGGTATGAAATGGGACGAAATGCTTTATATCAATTTTGAAGACGAACGACTTTCTAGTATTTCTGCCAAAGATTTGAACTTGCTTTTGGAAGTTCATTGGGAAATGTACGGTAAAAAACCTATTCTTTTTCTTGATGAAATACAAAATATTGCAGGTTGGGAAAAGTTTGCCCGCCGTTTGGCAGACAGCAAACATCGTGTGTATATTACCGGCAGTAATGCAAAAATGTTAAGTGGCGACATTCAAACCACGCTTGGCGGCAGGTACATAGCCATTGATGTGTATCCTTATGATTTTGAAGAGTTTTTAGAGGCAAACGATTTTGGTTTTTCCACAAACGCGCTGATTTCAACCCAAGAAAAAGCTGCATTTTTGCGACAGTTCAACAATTATTTTTATTTCGGAGGTTTCCCCGAAGGCGCCATACTGTCATCGAAGCGCGATTATTTGACAAGCGTGTACCAAAAAATATTTTTGGGAGATATTGCCATGCGCCACTCTGTAGAAAATACTTTTGCATTGAAAATTCTGTTTAAAAAATTGGCTGAATGCGTAAAACAACCGGTGTCTTTCAATCGTTTGGCAAATATTATTTCTTCTACCGGTGCAAAAATCAGTACAAATACCGTTATTAACTACATTGACTATGCTAAAGATGCGTGGTTGATAACACCGATACAGAATATTGCGAGTAAAATAGTGGATAAAGAAAGTAATCCGAAATATTATTTTATCGACAACGGCTTGCTTAACCTTTTTTTGTTAGACGGAAATACTTCATTGTTGGAAAATTTGGTTGCCATAAATCTTTTACGCAAATATGGGCGAAACGATGCCGTTTTTTTCTATAACAAAGGGGTAGAGGTGGACTTTTTTGTACCCGAAGCACAATTAGCCTTGCAGGTTTGTTACAATCTTGCTGACGAAGAAACTCGTAAACGCGAGGTAAATGCCTTGTTACAACTGTCTAAAAGATTGGAAATAAAAAAAATGCAGATTATTACTAAAGACGAAGAAAGCGTTATTACTCAAAATGATAAAACTATTGAGATATTGCCGATTTGGAAATGGTTGTTAAAGTCATAGCAAAATGTTATAGTATTTATATTATGAGTTTAACAAACATTAACTTATATGTTAAAAAAGTATGTGATTTTTTAACGGTGTCAATGGGCACTATTATAACAAGGAAGGAATAGTGCCACATCTTAGGTCTTAATGAAATGTTAAAATTATTAACATTTCAGTGGGGGGATACCTTGCTCAACTACGTCTCGCACGGTTAAAGGTCTCGTTTCACGAGGATATTCACACGCAAGCGTGTAACAGCCAGTGCATAAATAGATTAAGCACAAAAAGGCGACAGAATTTACATCTGTCACCGTTCTGATTACTCGCTTAGCTAAAGCACGCTCGATGACGCCCGCTGACATATGTAAACACATGTCGCCTCGGGCTATACTCTACACTATGCTCTCTAAAGTAAAGCGTCTTCTCTCTCTCGTTGTTTACGAGCCTTGTTCTGACGAGCCACTTGGGCTATCGCTTGGATTAGCGGGAGGAGACCCATCGTGATTACCTTGAGGATTATCTCCAAGGCGTTGTTTGCTTTGTTTTTCATCGTTAATAAGTTTTTGAGTTAAAATTCTATGTTCTTCTACAATTTCAGTAATGTCGATGGGATTGATAGGCTCAGTATCAATATCAACATCATCTTCGTAAGTACCTCGCATATTAACAGGAGGTGCAATACCTCGAACATAACGCTCGAGGATAGTTCTAATAGACAAAGCCATATCAGGCTCTGTCTCACTTATACCATTAATAACAGACACAGTAACACCTTTATAATTATAAGGCGTTTGAAAATTCATCTTTTTCATAATCGAGGGCTACTAAAATAAGGCAATGGACGCAATGCACGACAATTATTGTATAACTGAACAACGAGCTTATGCTCTGATGCATCTTCAACAGCAAATATATCATGACGAACATCTTGCGAACTAACAAACTCCGCATTATTAGGAGGAGCAGGAGGCAATTTGCGAGCAAGATGCCAAAATGACAAAGTATCGTGCATCTCACCATGTACAGTCGACGGAACATATTTATACTCAGCGTAACGAGATTGATAACCGAACACTGTGTTATTAATCTCATCGGCATTAGTAGTAGCACCAATTTGAGCAAGACTATGCAAATAAGAAACCTCTCTATTATACACTGGTTGCTCGCCAATATGCGCAAACTCGGGAAAATAATAATCGAATTTATCGAACTTTGAATAAACACGAGGCAAACAATTATCATAAGCCGTGCGCGGAAGAACTGACATGATACCAATAATAAAACCATGTTCCTCGAAAAAACGTTTAAAACCGTGCGTGTTACCTACAGATATACCATGACCTGCCATATTACCTTGTGGAGTAGTAGCATCAGTACTGGAAGTCTGGAGGGTCTCAGAAATAACGACAGGTGCTTTTCCACCTCCGAGATATTCGGGACGCTGCAAGCGAGCATCTGATGACATCACACCAAAATGGGAGAGAATTTGCTCAATATAACGAGAGCCACCACGAGCATTACGCTCAAGCCATTCTTGTAATTTAACGGCACGGCGAAACTCAGATACAGTAGTTTGAGAAGCTTCCGACAAATCAACCTCAAGAGAACCATCTCTATATTGCAATGCTCCCGAAGCAGTAGTCAAACGACCAGATGCAGCACCAGGACCGGAAGGACTATAATCAACACCACTAGTAACACCTCCAGGAGGATTACGTTGAAAAATCTCAATACCAGCACCTTGACCTGTAGGGTTCCAATCTTTATCAGACACAACAGGAGCAGAGCCTTGAAGAGGTAACATCACATCACCACCACGCTGTGCAAAGGGTAGGGCAGAAGTGAAATAGTCTTTCTCCCAACAACGTTTGCGAAGCGTCAACAATTCTTCGGCTTCAAGATAGTCAATCTGACCACTACCAATGCCAAAATCTACTTTTGTATTAGCAAAATTTTGATCACGATAGTACTCATTATAAATCATCTGATAAGCGCGAAAAGGAAGCGAACTTACATGCTGTGAATGGTCGACATTAACGCCATCGGGAATAACAGGCAAGCCGAGATAGTCCCAAAGAGAGCCTTTGCGAAACAAATCACTGTCATAAGTAAAATTGATAACAGGAAATGCAGGCATAGACTGTCCGTCTTCACCACCAGTAATAAAGTCCTGCCATTCGTTCCAAATTAAACGATTGGGCACAAAGAAAAAGTGTGTAAATACATTAATACGATGCATCACTGGAGAAACAAGAGGCATGAAGCGCATCAACATCTCTGTGTTTAACTTAAAAGTATCGCCAGGAACAACCTCCTGCATAAACATAGGAACTAAATCTCCCATATTCATGGTAAGTTTCTTTTCATGGGATAAATCAAATACATTACGTTTAGGGCGTTGAGCCTTAACAGTTTGAAAAATACTCATAATTTGTCTTTTTTTAATTGTTTGATTTTTTCTTGTTGGCGATTAAGGTTATCTAAATAATCACCAAAATAACGGTAAGGGCTATCATCTTTATTTAAGTCATGATAACGTTCTATATCCTTGAAGTCTAACGGTGTAGTATGCTCAGATATATTCCAACGTGCATTGAGCTTAGCTATTTGTTCAGGTTGCGCAAAAATCTTTTTACGATAAATGCGAGGCAACGGAACAATAGCACCACCATAAACACGTACAACGGGAGGACTGTCAATATCACAATCCATTCGAAACCTCTGATATTCATAACCTAAATAGGGTTTTTTAGACATTAAACTAAATTCTGCCAATTGGTCAGGGTCTTCTAAGTCTTGCTTCTTAAGAATGTAACCAACAAGATAACTAATAGACTTGGGATTAACAGAACCAAAATGAGTAAGACCAAAGTTCCAAGCACGAGTGACATCATCTTTTTCTGAATTCGTAAATAATATTAAATGATAATGCGGGCGTTGAGTTTGACCTCCATATTCGCCTACTGCATAATAGCGACAAAGATAGCCTTTTTTTCGTAACCTTTTAAAGAAATTTTGTAAATCTTCCTTTTTTAAGGTGGGGTTCAGTGAGGGGGTTAAAGATAGGTGTACATCATCGTATGTGAGCGTTACAAAGTACGCATATTTGGAAAGACCAATCTCTTTTTGCAACCTAAAAACCCACTCATCTCGTTTTCGTTTTAAACAAGCAATACATTTACCGCACGGCACTTGATTATAGTGATTACCGAAGCCCGTCTTTATATTGCCATTTTGGCGTAAATAGATAGGAGTTAAACATCTCACAATCTGATACCGCCTCGAGATACGCGATAAGTGCGCAATCTCTTACCTCTACGTCTACGTCTCATAATTTAATTGTGTTGGGGTTGGTTTAATACAATATCCTCTGTCATTGTGAGGACAACATCTCTCTCTACATACCGCTAATAGCGGCGACGGCGGCGAAAACCGAAGCGTCTGCGTCTTCTCATAATCTTTTTGGTTTAAATAATGATTTACACACCTTTTGACTTTCTCTATTGGCATTGTCCGAACGACACAAAAGGTCTTGCCTTCCGGATAAAGTTTACTCGCGGGATATGACATAAGCCATATACAGGAATTGCATTTTTCTAACATAACTATTTAACATTAATAGTAGTACCTAAAGCTCTATCTAATTTGCGAAGCCAAAGCATAAAGTAATTGATGGTAGTCTTTGACATACTGGAGCCAGGCATCACACCAGTTGCTGCTAACTCAGCCTCCAAATCCTTGATATAAGCAGAAGAATTCAATATTTGACCTTGAATAGAAGCATTTGTAACTTCTTGCATAAGCTTAAGGGTAGCCTGTTGAGTTTGAGCAATTTGCTCATTAGTAAGGCGGTTCTGATAACCAATGCGCTCTATATCAGCAGCAATTTTAAAGTTCGCAAAACCAATATGCTGAATATCTGCATCGGTCTTCTTGATTTGGGTCTCAAGAGAGTGTTTCTGAAGCTCAAACAAACCTTCTAACTGGCTACGTTTAGTATCAGACATACGGGTCTCACTGATTGTCTTAGCGAGCTCAGCAATGCGATTAAGCGTGTTCTGATTGGTGTAAGCAGTTTGAGATTTAAGGTTCTCATTCTGAGTGTGAATGTTCTCATTTTGGGCTTTAAGATTATCAACACTCGCCTTTTTCACGCGATTATCAAAATAAGCACCAATAGCACCAACAGCATCGGTATGATATTTACTTTCAAGATTAGGAGCTTGATACTTAGGTAATTGAACGGCATTGCCTGAAGTACCTTGTCCGTAAATGAGATTAGGATTAAGACCAGCATCTGAAAAACGTTGCATTTGAGCAGCGGGAGTATTATACTCATTCTGACGTTCCCACATTTCGAGATCTTTAGAATAAGCATATTCTGCCATTTCTTTATTAGCTTTAATCGTACGCTCCGTATTATATACAGAAGCTCCAGCATCAATAAAACTTCCAATAATTGACATAACTATTATAATTTTAAATTAGACACGACAAATATAACTATAGTTTCAAATGTTATAGTATTTATATTATGTTAAGTTGTATGCAAAAAAACAAACGCTTTCACGCTCCTATTTTGTGAAAGCGTTTGTTTGGTTTTATATTACCGTAGGCTTTCAATCAATTCTTCTATTTCTTCCAATTGTTTTATCATTTTCAAACGATTATACAATGCTCTCAAATTTCTCAAATATTCCAAATTGTTGGGCTCTAATTCTCTTGCTTTGTCAAAATACGGTAAAGCTTGCCTAAATATTTCGTTGGCTCTCCTAACTTCGTCCTGATAGCGTTTAGTTTCACTCATTGGAATATCATCGGCAAAACGGTCGATTGTATAAGCCTGATTGAAAAGCAAACGTCCTATTCCTGCGTATGCTTCTGCATAATCGGGTTTTATCGCAATTGCTTTCTCGTAATCGACTTTGGCGGCTTCAACATCTTCGATATTTTCATTCAATCTTGCTCTAAATTCATACAATTCGGCATTATCTTTATCATTTTCAATAATTTTATCTAAAAATTCGATGGCTTTTTTCTTCTCTCCGGTGTCAATGTAATGCTGTGTCATTTGTAGCGTAAAATATGCGTCTTCGGGAAAGCGGGAAATGCCTTCGTTCAATATACGGACGTAATTTACAGTATCTTTTTGTGTGTTTTTATAAATATCGAACAAAAGTTGTAATACGCCTAACTCTTCGTATCCTTCATTTTTCATTTCTTCAAGATATACTATTGCTTTGTCGTGCTGTTCCGAAATTATTGCAGCCCTTGCCGCATTGTATTTTACTTTTATCAACAAAGTATCTGTTTCTTTTAAATCTAACGATTTATGCATTTCCACGTATTTTCCATATATTGTTTCAACTGTTTTAAAATCGTTTTTTTCCCAGTATTCAGAACCGTTATTTAATAAAGTATTTTTTAAGATTTTTGCTTTTTCTCTAATTTCTTTTGCGCGTTTAGGCTTAATTTTGCCCTTTTCATCGGGAATATTACCCAATTCGATTGCTTTTGCAAAATAATCAATCGCTTTTAAAGAACTTTCGTTGCTTTTGTCGAGGTCGTATGGTTGCTGCAACATTTTATTAATTCTTTCGGCATCTTGAATTTGATACTGAACCAATCCGGCTACAAACCATGTATCTTCCAGATTTTTAGTAGTTTCGTCTTCCAAAGCAGCGTTAATTGCAGTAACTGCGCCTTCAAAATCGGGCGGTTCTGCCAATGCTCTGTTTTTTGCTTTCGATACATTTGCTTTTTGCGCAAACATTGCTGATGCCATAAGCATCACTCCGATAAGTAATACAATTTTTTTCATAATTATAAAAGTTTAAGTGTTTTCATTTACTTCATTATCAATCTCTTGCATTTCTATTTCTTCGTCTTGCTCCGACAATACTTTACATACCGATGCTATTTCGTCGTTGCGCTTTTCGAGATTGATGAGACGAACGCCTTGCGTGGCGCGCCCCATTACGCGGGTATCGGCTACTTTCAAGCGAATGGTAATGCCGGATTTGTTGATAATCATTAAATCGTTGTCGTCTGTAACGCTTTTTATGGCAACCAATTTTCCGGTTTTTTCGGTGATATTGATTGTTTTTACGCCTTTTCCGCCTCTGTTGATAACACGATATGCATCTAAATCAGAGCGTTTTCCGTAGCCAAGTTCCGACACTACCATTATGTTTTCGGGCGCATCGGGATTGACGGTAATCATTCCGACTACTTCGTCGCCGCCGCCGGCATCAAGCCTCATTCCGCGCACTCCGGTGGCGGTGCGCCCCATTTCGCGCACTTTGGTTTCGTTGAAACGGATAGCGCGTCCGTTGCGGTTGGCAAGGATAATTTCGCCCTTTCCATCGGTCAAACGCACTTGTATCACTTGGTCGTCTTCGCGAATGGTAATTGCATTTACGCCGTTTTGACGCGGGCGGGAATATGCCGCTAACAGTGTTTTTTTGATAACTCCCTGTTTTGTGCAGAACAACAAGTAATGTGCCTGGTTGTATTCGGGGTCTTGCAGGTTTTTCACACGGATAAAGGCATTTACCTTGTCGTCCGGGTCTATATTCAACAGGTTTTGAATGGCGCGACCTTTGCTTTGTTTTGAGCCTTCGGGTATTTCATACACCTTTAACCAATAACAACGCCCTTTTTGAGTGAAAAACAGCATATAATTGTGCATCGAGGCAGGATAAATATACTCAATAAAATCCTCATCGCGCGAATCGCTGCCTTTCGACCCTACTCCTCCCCTGTTCTGCGCCTTAAATTCACTTAATGCTGTGCGTTTGATATAGCCAAAATGCGAAATGGTGATTATCATTTCATCATCGGCATAAAAATCTTCGGGGTTAAATTCTTCCGAGGCATATACTATCTCTGTGCGACGTGTATCGCCGTATTTATTTTTAATTTCGAGCAATTCGTCTTTGATAATGCCCATACGCAGGTCTTTACTTGCGAGCACTTCTTTCAGATATTCAATGTGTTTCATTATTTCTTCAAACTCGGCGCGAAGTTTGTCTTGTTCCATGCCTGTAAGTTGGCGCAAACGCATTTCTACCACAGCGCGGGCTTGCAAATCGCTCAAACCGAAGCGTTCCATCAGTCGCTCGCGGGCTTCGTCGGGGGTTTTCGAGGCGCGGATAATCTGGATTGCTTCGTCCAAATTATCCAATATTATCATAAAACCTTCCAAAAGATGCGCTCTTTTTTCGGCTTCTGTAAGTTCGAATTGCGTGCGGCGCGTTACCACATCGTGGCGGTGTTCTACGAAGTAATGTATTAATTCTTTCAGGTTCAATAAGCGCGGACGACCTTTCACCAATGCTATGTTATTTACACTGAATGAGGATTGTAGCGCGCTATATTTAAACAGTTTGTTTAACACCACGCTCGAATTGGCATCGCGTTTCACATCTACTACGATGCGCATGCCTTCGCGGTCGCTTTCGTCGTTGACATTGGCAATGCCTTCTACCTTTTTCTCTTCGGCAAGAGCGGCTATTGCTTTGATGAGTTCGGCTTTATTAACAAGGTAAGGAATTTCGGTGGCGATTATTTTTTCGCGTCCCTGCGCGTCTATTTCAATATCGGTTTTTGCACGAAGCACCACACGTCCGCGCCCTGTTTCAAAGGCTTCTTTTACGCCTGCATAACCGTAAATAATACCTCCTGTGGGGAAATCGGGCGCTTTGACGTATTTCATCAAGCCTTCGATGTCAATCTCTTCGTTGTCGATATATGCGGTGGTGGCGTCTATGATTTCGGTCAGGTTGTGCGGCGGCATGTTGGTTGCCATACCTACTGCAATGCCCGATGCGCCGTTTATCAGCAAATTTGGAATGCGTGTGGGTAAAACTGTCGGTTCTTTGAGCGTATCGTCGAAATTCAACTGGAAATCAACCGTATTTTTGTCAATATCAACCAACATCTCTTCGGCTATTTTCTTCAAACGAGCCTCTGTGTAACGCATTGCTGCGGGATTGTCGCCATCGACCGAGCCGTAGTTGCCCTGTCCATCGACCAATGGGTAGCGCAACGACCATTCCTGCGCCATACGCACCATTGAGTGATATACCGAACTGTCTCCGTGCGGGTGGTATTTACCGAGCACCTCTCCTACTATCCTCGCCGATTTTTTATAGGGTTTGTTTGCGTCTAATCCTAATTCGTTCATTCCGAACAACACGCGGCGATGCACAGGCTTAAAACCGTCTCGCACATCGGGCAGCGCACGTGATACAATCACCGACATCGAATAATCAATGTACGATGATTTCATCTCATCTTCAATGTTAATCTTAATGATTTTGTCTTCGTTTTCTATCATTTTTTATACCTTAAATATTTATATGTTTTCAAAAAAATCGTGCTAAATTACAAAAAATTATTGAAACAGCAGCAAATTGTTTATAAGTTTTCTTGCCATACAAAGCAATCTTGAAAATACTGCCCCAAATTATCGGGCAATTCCTTAAAAATACCATAAACCGTCGAGCCCGAACCCGACATTGAGGCATATATTGCGCCTGTTTCGTACATTTTATTTTTAATGGCGGCTATTTGCGGATAAAGCGCAAAAATTCCCTGCTCAAAATCGTTTTTTAACAGTATTTTCCACCTTTCCATCGGTAATTTTACAATTTCTGCCGCCGATTGCGAAATATTATTTATTTGAACTGTTTTATAGGCGTTCGCCGTAGAAACAAACACTTCGGGCTTTACAAGTAATAAAAAGTAATTTTTTAACGATTTCATCGTGATATTCTGAAATATATCTCCTGTTCCGGCGGCAAAAACAGGCTTGTTTTGAATGAAAAACGGACAGTCGGCGCCCAATTTCCGGGCATAATTTTCGAGTGTGCTTGTTGATAAGTTAAGGCTGAATTTTTCGTTTAGCAAACGCAACATAAAAGCTGCGTCCGAAGAGCCGCCGCCTAAACCTGCGCCGAAAGGAATATTTTTGCGTAAATGTATGTGTACAAGCGGTAAATCAAAATCGTTTTGCAGCAGTTTATATGCTTTGACGACCAAATTATCGCCGGCATTGCCGTCTATCGCGATACCGCTTGCGTTAAATTTCAATTTAGTTGCCTGCACCACTTCCAAAGCATCGCACAAACCGGCAACAGGATAAAGCACCGTTTCGATATTGTGGTAACCGTCAGGGCGTTTTTCTACCACATTCAAGCCAAGATTTATTTTTGCGTTGGGAAATACGAGCATTATCTGAACCGCGATTTTTAGTGAGATTTTTAAGATTGCCAAGATTTAATTTGCTTAAAATCTATAAATTCGGACACAAATTTAGATATTTTTACTCAATTAGAATGCAAAAAACAAAGCAAAAAGTTATCAACAAGCCTTATGTTGAAATGTTGTTTACGCCGGAAAAAAAATGTGTTGTATTTTTGAAGCCATTTTCAAAAAAAATATGGAACAACAAAAACAACGTACAAGTCAGAAAAAGAAAACTATAGCTCCCATCGTCAGTGATTTCGGGAAGCTTCCGCCGCAGGCAATCGAATTGGAAGAAGCCGTTTTGGGCGCAATAATGATTGAAAAAGACGCATATTTTAAGGTAAGCGAATTGTTGAAACCCGAAAGTTTTTACAAAAACGAACACAATAAAATATACAAATCTGTAGCCGACTTGGCTATGCGGCAAGCGCCCATAGACATGCACACCGTTACCGAACAACTGCGAAAAAACGGCGATATCGACGAGGTGGGCGGCGCCTATTATATTTCGCTGCTCACGGCAAAAGTAGCATCAGCGGCGCATGTGGAGTTTCATTCGCGTATTATTGCGCAGAAATACCTTGCCCGCGAGCTAATCCGCATCTCGTCGGAAATACAGGGCAAAGCTTTCGACGAAGAAACCGATGTAGACGATTTGATGCAGGAAGCCGAAGGGCAATTGTTTGAAGTATCGCAGCGAAATATTAAAAAAGATGCCGTTCAGATAAATCCGGTTATAAAAGAAGCGATAGACCGTATAAAACTGGCTGCAACACAAAAAGAAGGTATGAGCGGTATACCTTCGGGTTACCATGCGTTGGATAAAATCACTTCCGGGTGGCAAAATTCCGACCTGATTATCATTGCAGCGCGTCCGGCAATGGGCAAAACTGCCTTTGTGCTTTCCATGGCAAAAAACATTGCGGTCGACTATGACCATGCCGTAGCTATTTTTTCGCTCGAAATGTCGAATGTGCAGTTAGTCAACCGATTGATAATGAACGTGTGCGAAATAGAAGGCGATAAAATAAAAACAGGAAGGCTTGAAAAAGACGAATGGATAAAACTCGATCACCACATTAAAAATCTGCAAGACGCTAAAATATATATCGACGATACGCCAAGCTTGTCGGTATTCGAGCTGCGAAGCAAAGCGCGAAGGTTGAAGCAGGAACACAATGTAAAAGCTATTATTATTGACTATCTGCAATTGATGAATGCTTCGGGAATGAATTTCGGAAGCCGCGAACAGGAAGTAAGTATTATTTCTCGCTCGCTAAAAGGACTGGCAAAGGAGCTTGATATTCCGATTGTTGCGTTATCGCAACTTAACCGCGGCGTAGAGGGACGTTCGGGGCATGAAGGGAAACGACCTCAGCTTTCCGACCTTCGCGAATCGGGAGCAATAGAACAAGATGCCGATATGGTTTGTTTTATCCATCGTCCCGAATATTATCGGATTTATGAAGACGAACAAGGAAACGATTTGCGCGGCATTGGCGAAATTATAGTTGCCAAGCATCGCAACGGCGCAACAGGCGATGTTAATTTGCGTTTTGTGAGCAGTTTAGCGAAATTCCGAAATTTAGACGACCTGACAAATAGTTATATAGATGTCGCTTCGAAAATTAACAATAACGAGGAAAATTTCAACCGCGAAAGCAACCAAGCGCAGTTCACTCCCGCCCCGACATCTGAAATTGCGCCATTCTGATTTTAAAGCGGCATATAAGAGCTTGTTTAAATTTCCGGCACATTACGTCCCTACGGGACTTTGTGTATCTGGAAACACTTTTTTCTACCCACATTCTGTCCCTATATTTGCGCCAAATGACATTTGTCAATAAGTGAATAAAAGAGTTCTTTGAAATATTGAAAAAATAGCAAAAGATAGCGAGCTTTGCAGCGCTG